GTCGTGTCGCGGAACTCGACGTTTACGGAAATCGTGCCGGATACGTTGCTCATCGGTAGGAGCCCCAACGTTGCGAGTCGAGCAGGGATTTAACGCCAAACGGAATCTCGTTGCCGCTCATGGAGTCAGCCGCCATCCGGCGTTCGTACCAGTGAGCGACAAGCATCAGGATGGCGTGCCGGATCGCCGCAGGGACGCTCGTGCCGCTCGCACCGTAGCCTGCCCACCAAGTGACGGTCACTGCGTTCTGGTCGTCCAAGTTCGCCGGCCACGTCCCAGCCCGCAGCTGCCGCACCACGCCGGGCGTCGAGTTGCGGTCAACCCGGTACTGCGTGGCCGAGAGCGTTGCCGTTGAATCGTCGCCCAGCGTGTAGGTGACGGCCACGGCTGTGGTCGTGCCGCTTGTCGCCATTGGCGGGCGTGGTAACTCGAACTCATACGGGAAAGAGTCCAGCCGCATGATGTACTGCTGGTGCACCAAGGCACGGTCTGTGTATTCCTCAACCCACTCACGCGCCGCCGTAATCAGCGTGCCGATGTAGGCATCGTCTGTAGAGGTATCGACGCGGCAGTGTGCCTTCGCCTCAGTCACCGTGACAGGCTCAACCGCCGGTGCCGTCGTTCGCGTCAGGCTTCGGTATCGCACGTGGGCGTCCTCGTTTGCGTGGCGTGGCGTCGGCTGTCTCGGCCCGGTGCTCTATGGCCGCCGTCTCGATTTCCTGCTGCTTGTCCTCAACGGCCAGGCCGCGCTTGATCCAGTCGTTTGCCATACCGTCCGGCACGTCTGGAAGCACCTGGCCACGCCGATAGACGCGGTAGCTCTGCACCATTCGTATTTTCATGATTGCGGCACGCTCCATGCAGTTTCCGGTCGCTTCCCCGTGTTGCAGTATTCGGTGGCCCACTGAAAAACAGGCTTGCTTAGATCCCTGCCGGGCCACGTCACCATGTACTCTCCGTGGCCTAAAACGACGCGCGGAGTGACGTAGAGCCGATTGCCGCCGCGCTCACGGAAGTTCTTCCAAAACCAAATATCAGCATCCAGCCGGCCGTCATTCCAAGAGTTGTCCGGCCCGGGCTCGCTGCGAAACCACGGCTTTGGCGTCCGCTTCAGGGCGGCTGTCGAAATGATGGTGCACCCGAAATGGGCGCTATCGACTTCCTGCACAGGCTCGGCGAACCACGACATGGGCAGCTGCGCCTGCTCGCCGTCCTTCTGCCTGCCCAGCGTGCCTTTCAAGGTCAACATGGGCCTGCCGTCCTCGCGCTTTGTCTGCAGCCCGGTGAGCGCATCGCATTGAAACGCCAGAGCCAGCGAGAAGAGATGTTCTAGGTCTTCCTTGGTGAAGAACGTGTCGTAGTCGATCGTGAGCAGGTATTCGCATTTGTCTACGAACTGCTCAAAGACGCGCTCCATGCACTGATCCCAAAAAGCGCCGGTGACTTTCGTGGGGCGGATGCCGAGCGGCATGAGCGCCTGAGCCCACGTGAAGAAGTTGTCGTTAAAGCCGAGCCGAGGCATGGAGAAGACAGCCTCGACACGGACATCGACCGACGTGCCGCCAACCTGAACCAGCATGCGTGCCTCACGAAAACGAGAACGGGCGGCCCACGTGTGTGAGCCGCCCGCTCATGTTCGTCATGCTGTCAAGCGTCAGCCGGCCGTGTTGAGCCGCACACCCTTCGTGGTGGCGTCGTACGGGCCTTCCTCGGCACGCGAGAGCCGGGCCGCGATCACCACGGTGTTGTCCGTGTTGGGCGACGTGGCCACCGCGATGTAGCGCTTCTTCCCACGCAGGTCGACTTCGATCCGGCTGACCGTCATCGTGCTGGTCACGGTCTGGCCAGCGTAGGCCGCCGGGGCGAGCGTACCGGTAAACCCGGTCACAGTCTCGGTCACGGCGTTGCTGGCGTCGCCCTGGCGAAGCGTCAGCGTCTGAGCCACGCTCGAGGTCGAAACCTGCGAAGCGTAGATCACGTCGATGCTGGCGTAATCAAAGCCCAGCGTGTCGAGCGTCAGCGTGTTCGTCTGGCTCGACGTGTACACCGAGTTCTTGCCAGACACCACGCTCCGGGTCATCGCAACTGGAATGCTCATGAGTCAGAATCTCCTAGAGTGCTTTTGGTCAGACGGTCTTCAGGGCGATCACCGGGCCAACCTCGCTCGTTGAGCCAAGCGAGTGGAACGAGCAAGTAGCCCTCACAACTCCACTGACCAAGGTCTGGTCAAGTTCGACAAAACGCTCCTGGCTCACGCGGAGCTGGTAGCCCTGCCGAAGGCCGAGGGCACCCGCCATGGCGAGGTCGCCGAAGAGGCACTTGATCTTGCTGCTGTCAGCACCCAGCGTGCTGTTGAGCGGGTGGCACAGAACCACCGGGTAGCCCATGAACGTCAGCCCGAAGCCCTGGGCAACGCTCACGCTGCCACCCTGGGCCAGGTCGAGCCGCTGCATAGCGGCGTGGTAGCCAGCTGGCGAGATGTACCAGCGAGCACCGGGCAAGGCGTAGCGCGGGCACTTCGCCATGACGCGGAGGAAGTCCTCCTTGTCGAGCGTCTCAAAGCCCGTGTTGCCCGTGTCGGAGGTCACAACCGAGGCGGTGTAAGAACCGTTGTCGATCTTGACCGCGACGCCGTGGTGGCCACCGTAGCTCGAGGTGCCGTCACCGATGAACGCAGCTTCGTCAAGCGCCTTTGCAACAGCCAGGCTGTGCTCAACGGCAATCAGATCACTGACGCCCACGCCATCGGCGAAGAGCTCGTTGGAAACCTTGGTCGCCACGCCGAACTTCTGGGCGACGAGCTGCACCTGCGTGCCGGTCATGTCGCTGTAGGAGAACTCGGCGTTTTCACCCATCCACGCGCCGGACACGCCCGCGATCCGCTTGGGGATCGACAGCACGTCCGAAGACATTGTGAAATTCTGGAGCGCGGTCGGGGCCACGCCGTAAGTCTCGACGTTGCGGATGATGGTATTGGACAGCTCCTCTGGCACGGCGAACCCGCCGGCCGAGTTGACGCCGCCCACCATCGTGCGGGCCTCAACGCCGTGATCCTGGCACCACCGCTTGGCGTCGGCGTCACCGGCGAACGTCGCCTGGAGCCACTTGCCAACGCGATAGGCTTCCTCGTGCGACCGAAACGCCTTCAGCGTGCGGCCGTCACGGATGGGCTCGACACGAGCCTTCGGCTCCTCACGCACCTCGGGGGCCGGGCTGCAACGCTCGGCAACCGAACGCAGATTCTTGGCCGACTCGGCAACCTTCGTCTCAAAGTCGATCCCAGCTGCCAGCTTCGTGGCACGCTCGGTCAGACCCTTGAGCTCAAGGTCACGGGCGTTGGTGTCGGCAGCGTTGTCGCTGGTGTCGAGGGCAGCGAGCGACTCGAGGCGCTCGGCAACGTCGGCGGCTTCGGCACGCAGGGTCGAGAGGCGGTCCATGTGTTGTCTCCAGCGGCGGGATTGCCGATGGAGTGCAACTTGCCACTAAGGGCGTGGTGCCTTGCAGAACCGCACTTGCGAATGTGTTGTTTTCACAAACACGGTAGCGCGAGCACCGCAGCGTGGGCACCGCAGATAACGCTGCCGCTCGTCACCGCACGGGCGGCTGGAACGAGTCCGCAGAACTTCGCCGCACTGGCAGCGTGGACGGTCAGACATTGCGAATCCTGAGAAGGGCAGCCCAGGCGGCGGCGACGCCCCGCAGGGCCATACGCGAGCAGTCCGCCTGGGCTGCTGGCTCCTGCGTCTGCTCGGCCAGCCACGCCTCGTAGGAACGCATGGCGACGGCAACGCTCGTGCTGCTATAGGCCGGCGTCACGACTGGACCCATTTCGTAGAGGCCCGAAGCCTCCACCACTTCTCGAATGGCCTTGCCATTTTCGTCAGTCGTGAAACGCTCGCCGCCACGCTGCGCGACGGTGAACGCGAAGCTGCTGCCCCTCAAATTTTTCGAGCGAACGAGCGCCATCACGTCTCGCCCGGCCTGCGTGTCTGGCGGCTCGACAATGTAGGAAATGCCACGCTCGTCAGACGTGATCTCCAGCGTGCCGGCAGACTCCCGGCCCAGCAGCCAGTTGGAATCGTGATTGAAGTACGACACGATTTCCTGCTTGCCACGCTGGCGGCTTAGAATCTTGTCGAACGCACCCGGCATGATCCGTTCCCGAAAGCCGCCCAGATCGACGCTCAGGCGGTTGTAGGGAATCGCCAGCCCTCGAATCACTTCTCGCCCGTTGGCTCGTGTTTCGACGACAAGCTCCGCTTCGGGAGCCTCGTCGATCAGCAATGAGCGGCGTTCAATTTCCATCGGTCACGTCCTCCTGGTCGTCTTCCACGTCGTCTTCTGGGCTGTCCTCAACCTCGGCAACGGGCGGCGCTGGCATCGGTTCAGGTGCAGGCGGGTCTTCGCCAGCCTTCTCCAGCGTTGTCATGTTCATCTGGATAAAGTGCTGGTCGCCCTCGCTGCCAAGCGGGTTCATGTTTTCCAGCTCGCGGATCTCGTTCACCGACATCCACCCGTTTTGCAGTGCCGAGACGTAATACGCCGACCGACTCGCATGGTCGCCACGCAGCAGGCCGCTAACGCTGTGCTCAGCGAAGTACCGCTCATCGTCGCCTTCGGCCAGCAGGTCGCGGCTGATGGCGGCTTCCCACCGCTTCAGATGCGGCAGCAGGCAGTGCTGCACAAACTCGGTGCCCTGCACCTCAATGTTGCTGTACGTGCTGCGCGTCAGGTCTTGAATCATGTGCGGCGGCACGCGGAACGCCCGGCAGATCTCAATGACCTGATACTGCCGCGTCTCAAGAAACTGCGCCGCCTCGTTGCTTCCGCTCAGCTCTTTGGCGGAAACGCCCGCAGGGAGGACGGCCGTTCGGAAAGCCCTGTCGCTGCCCCTGTGCATTCGCTCCCAACTCTCACGTAGGCGCTCGGCAGCGTCTACGGGAATCGGGTTGCTGCTTT